CTGGTGTAGACAGCAGCATATTGATCACCAGTGATGCTAGAACCAGAACTATAAAGAAGATTTCTGATTGCCTTTTCACCTAAGGTGCGAATCTGCTCAAATGCATATACCGTAGGAAGAAGTTCTTCCTCAATATAGTTCAATGTGCCATTTGCATTTAGATACTTCTCCATATTAGCAACTGTGCTGTTGTTACCACCAGTTTGCAGGTCGGAGATGATTGCAACAATCAGATACTTGATATCACGCTGACACTTAGCAGTGTCGTATGTGTATGCCTGATAGTTTGCACCATCGATATTGAAGCGCAGATATTCATTTGTGATACCAGTGATTTCTTCAGCAATATACTGTCTGTTGAAATACAGACGGTCGCCAGCAATGTTAAAGTCTTCATCTGTGGGAGCAATGATATCATTGATTGTAGTAATCAGAGTATCGATTGCAGACTTAACGTTTGCACAACCACCTGGGTCATTTGTAATACCCCAATCACCAACAATAATGTCATCGGTATTGTCATAGGTCAAGTCACCATTAATCGCTTGCTTCATGTAGAAACCAAGGCGATTGTGTGCGTAGACAGACTGCCAAACTTGCAGACGAATGTACTGCAGTTCGTTGCCAGTGCCCAGATAGAATCTCGCTGCTTCAACAGAGAAGAAGTTACCACCGTTACGGATATCTTTAGACATTGCACCAACAATCAGTGCCATGTCAGTCTTACAACGCAAGGTGCCATCAGTGCTACCACCAGCGTTACGAGGCATTTCGGTTGCCAAGTCAGGATAGCGAGAAAGCATATCTGCTGCTGCCTTATCAACGATAACAGAAGTATTAGCGTCAATCAGATTTGCAGCATCACGGAATCTGTAACGAGAATCCAGATCAATCTTATTAGTGTACAGTACATCATCGTTAGCATTATGATATGTGGTGGTGAAAGGCGTTTCGAGGAACGCATCAACTGTGCCACCCATGAACTCATAGGCAGGTTCTACCTTAGTAATAGTGCCCAGGTGATCAACAGGAGTGCCGAGATTTGCTTGCTCAAGAGTATCGGTGAGGATATCCATGAGGTTGCCAACTGTAGACCAGACATCAGCACAATCACCAGTGGTATAGTTCAGTTCAGTAACTGAAGAAGAAAGTGCAGAGACGAATGTGTGAGTATATTGCTGACCTGCAGGAGAAGCACCAACGTTGACTGTGATTGTCGTTGCATCAAAAGCGGTAACTGCAAGAACTGCATTAGCAGCAGGATCAGTCTTACGAGGATACGAAATCTCTCTGTCATTATTATCATCATCACAAGTGAATGTAATAGATTCAGTCGTAAGAGTGACTCTAGATGCAGTTGTCAGAGAGTGTGCGCCGATTGTAAGGACAAGATCACCTGTTGCAGCATTATAAGTTGCTGTAGAAGGTGAGAAGGTAGTAAGAGACGTATAAGAAGAGTCGGTGATAGTTGCATCAGTGCTCTGCGTCAATCCATGACTACCAGCAACAGTCCAAAGGACGTTGTTGATGATATATTGAAGCATTTCCTTGACTTTATCATATGTCCAAACACTTTCAACAACTTCAGTCTCAATATGATTCAAAGTGACAGGAGTATTAGTTCTATCAACATAAACTGCCGAAGCATCCCACATATGATTATTTGAACCATTACGAAGGTCTTCAACCAATGCACTAAGAATATCTCTAACATCATCTTCACAGTTGACATTTCCACCAGGAATTACCAGGGAGGGATACTGTACTGTAAGAAGGTGTACTGCTTCTTTTGCGATGAAGTTTTTATTCGATTCAATCAGATTTGCTGCATCATAGTATCTGTGAGTCTTACCAGCAAAACCAGTAGGCAGATTAGCAGAGTTTGCTCTCCATGTTGCAGCGATTACATCATTGTTGAACTCTTCATTGTTTGTGAAGGACTCAGCACCAGACCAGTCTTCAGTGTAAGTCGCAGTATCAACACCATCAAAGTGAACGAGCAACTTAGCATTTGCATCCCCTTGGAACATTCCAGTGAGTGCAGTGAATGCTGCAGTATAACGGTTGGTGTTTGATACACGCAGTTCATCGATATGACCTTCAAAAGCGTTGGTGGCATTCCAATCAGAACCAATATTCAATGGTTTTGCTGTATAGGTAGTAGCATCAGTAGCACTACCTCTTTCCACACCATCAATGTAAAGTTTGATACCATCAGCACCTGTGGAGGAGCGTACAACTGCAATGTGGTGCCAGGTGTTAGCAGTCAAACTCAGGAGACCCGAGGTAACAACGTCCGAACCAGCAACAGAGAAGCGAACCTGTCCATTCTCCAAATAAAGTGCTGCTGCAGTATCACCGCTAGAACCGCTTCTCTGGTCAAGAATGTAAGAGGTTCCAGTCAGAGCATCGGTTGCGGGACGAACATAAACATCATATGTAAATGCACCTGTACTAAATGCAAACTCAGAAGAGGATGCAATGTTGAGGTAGTCACCAGCACCATCTAAAAGCAGAGAAGAAGTGCCATACTTGTATTGTGCAGTATCCAGTTGAGCATCACCGTTAAAAGTGATGTCAAAGATATCATCACCAGTAGACTGACATCTACCAATCTTACCGATAAAGACTGTACCACGTGCCTGGTTATAACCAATGACTTCGCCCTTAGTATCAGTGGTTCTGATTACTTGACCGACTCCCAAGAATCCAGTGCCTTGTTTGTCATCGAAAGTAACCTTTCTGACGACCATATCTTCAGAATTTTGGAAGTTATTGGTCAGGTTACCATACCCAATCTTATAGTTTCTGATTTTTTCATCAGATTGGAATGTACCTGTAAGGTTGTCATAAGAAATGACATAGTTGTTGATGAACTCAGTTCCAGGGAACTTAGAGTCAAAATCACTAGAGTTATCAGTAAAGTCTACAATATTGACTTGAGACTTAGAAATATCATCTAGAACAATGTTGGGATATGAGGAAGAAGTTAGACGGTTGAAGAGTAGACCGAAGAAAGAGGAACCTTCAGAAATATTGACCTGTTCAATAAACTCGTTAGTTACAGGATCTTGATATGCAGATGTAGCAGTAACTCTCGCAACAACACCAGAAGAAGCGCCGATAATGACATCATCCAACTGAATATCAAACAGACCAGGTTTCGACTGATAAGTACCAACTGTCTTACTCAGAGCAAGTTTGTCGGTGATTTCCAGATCAGTACCATACAGAGGTTGATCTTCCTGATGTGAAATTGCGGTTGTGCTGAGTTGACCACGCTGAACATTCAAAACAGTAGAATCAGTTCCAACAGTTACACCTTGTAAGGTGATAATCTCAGCACCCAGTTGATAGTTTGCACCGATAGTAAACTCAGATGCAGCAACAAATGTGTCATTCTCTTGTGCTGGATCGACAACTTCTATACTAGTTGTACCAGCACCGATCGTATATCTCAGTTCAGCAATAGGAGTGTTTTCGCCCGTTTCTAGGTTGACTTCCTCAACAACTGCGGTGTTACCTTCGAGGTTTGAGACAGTTTCGCTAAAGTTAAACAGACCCAGATTAGTTACTGGAGTGATGTCTGCCAAGTTTGCAGCAAATCCAGTTGCACCAACAGTAGTAAGTTCAGCAACAGCAAATCCAGATGCTTGAAGAACATCAATGGTTGCTGAAGTAGTTCCACCAGGGATAGTGATTGTTTCATTATTAACATATGCTACACCAGAGTTATTACCAATGGTAACAGAAGTTACCGCACCAGATACAACAGTGTAGTTAAGCGTCAGACCACTGCCAGCACCAGAAGAAGTTGTTGCCTGATTAGTATAGGTGCCATCTGTGTATCCAGCGCCACCAGTCAAGCTACTACCGTCAAGTGTATTGACGATACCAACATTACCTTGGGTGATGAAACCGAAGATAGAATCACCAACAACAGAGGTTACAGTCAATCTAGAAGTAGACTGAGTGCCAACCAGAGTCATACCAACTAGAGGGAAGATACCACTCGGATTAGTGAAAGTAAACTCATAGGTTTGAATCTGAGCAATCTCAACATTTACATACTTAACGCTAGCAGGAGGTTGTGGTGGTTCGTTGAAGACAATAGATTCACCCTGAATCTCAAATGCTGTATTAGGAGTCTGAACAACACCGTTAAGAATAACCATCATCTGATCAGCAGATGCAACAACATTTGTTCCATCAACTTGCAGAGGGAATGCAATACGTTGCCCATCAAACAGATTAGAGATATCATCGAGTCTCTGAACTGTAGAAGTCAAAATATTCTCCGAAGAGGTTAGTCTCTTCTGACGGAACAAAACTTCAGTATTATTGAATGCTGTGTATACAGGTTCAACAAGAGCAAAACTTTGAATATTAGGAACTGTTGCTTCTCTTGCAAGTTCAACAGACTTAGTTAACTCAAAAGAAGTCTCTTTGTTAGGAACAAAACCATACTCATTCAGATTCAGTTCACCAAAAACCTTAAAGGATGCTGGGTGAACGTTTTTGATGAGAATATCTTTCCACTCACTGATAGAAACAGCAGACTTAATGGCGTAGGAGAAGTCCTGATAGTAGTAGGAGTCTTGAATCTTCTGAATAATTTCGGAAGGTTTACCAACGTCATCAATAAACTGACCAGTTGTTTTGGTAATAGATCCAACATCCAGAACACCCTTAGCGATGTTCAGAGAACTGATAGTACCAGAGGACTTAGAAATAACACCTGTTACTTTTTCACCAGACCCAAAATCGCCAGTGTAATCAACGATCTTAATGATTCTGGGACCAACCTGCCAACCTTCGTTAGTGGAGACAAAACCAGTTGCAGTTGCATTCTCAAGAGAATCACCTTGATAAACAAGTTCACCTTCGAGGAAGGTAGATGTGATAACGTTTGCAGTTGCAGCACCACCAAAGGATGTGGTCTGAACTTGCTGACGACCTGTACCAGCATTGGTAAATGTCAGAGCATCACCGAGTTCTGCGTTTGCTGAAGTAATAGCGATCTTGAGTTGATCATCTTCCAGAGAGTTTGCAGAACCAGCAATAGCATAGTAAGTGGTGTTTCCATTTAGTCTACCAACTGCACCAGCAGCGATTGGGAAATCGGCACCATCACCAGTATCTACTACGTTTAGTGAGATTTCAGCGCCGTTTGCAATACCATGTGGGAAGGAGAACTGCAGCAGACCCAAATCAAGGTTGATGACATAGTTGAAAGAAGACTTCAGTTGAACTGTAGGCGTAGAAGAGTATCCAGCACCAGGATCCTTAACTTCAATCTTATCAAGACGACCGTTCTTAATGGAGGACTCTGCAATAGCGCCAGAACCGCCTCCACCAGTGATAACAACAGCGGGTGCTTGAGAGTAACCAGAACCAGGATCGGTAATAGTAATGCTGTCCAGAATGCTGGTAGAGGTCAACTGAGCGTTGATGGGGAATGTAATCTCAGGACGCAGTGTATAGTCATGAGGATAATCATAACCAAAGTTGTTGTTCTTCAGTTTCTTGATCTTACCGATGCTATCTCCTGTTGGGAAGATAGAAGCACCAGTACCAGATGCAGGAATAACAACTGTAACTTCAGCACCAGAACCAGTCAGTCCTGCACCAAGAATGCCATCGATTGCATCAATATCAACTGTAGCAGTCGTATATCCCTTTCCAGGAGAAGTAACAGTAACATTCTGAATCTGACCAGGAATGGGAGCACCCTCGTCATCAGTACCGTCAGCAACAGTAACAGAGACTAAACCACCTTCACCATTTCCAGAAATGGGAACGCCACTGTATGTACCAACTGCATATTCTGTTCCAGGTTCGTTGATTTCAACACGCTCAATCTGTCTTGTAGACCTGATTGTTTGGATGATAGGCAGTTTTGTATAGAATCCGCCAGAGTTGACAATACGGATATTTGAGATAGAACCAACTGCTTTCTTGGAACTAGTTGAATAAGATGCTTTAGAAACATCGGCATTTCCTTCTGGTTCGTCAAGTAGAGGGAACTTGAGAATATCAGGACCTCTAGTGATAGTTTCACCAGAAACAGAACTTACCTCAAACGTGCCTCTATAAGGAGATCCAACAATATCCAAGTAACTACCCTGAATGATAGGTGAATCATCAGCATCAATTCTAGAAGGATCGAAGTAGTAAGAGATATTGGTAACAATATCTTCATCAACCTTGAACTTAACAGTAGGTGTGGGTTGACCTTCACCAGTTACACCAGGAGTTCCAACACGCTCGATAGAGTTGAAAGAATACTCCAGTTTGTAGAGGTTATCCTTAGCAAAGGACAGGTTGCCACCTAGCATAGAAGAGTGACTGAGGTCAAACAGATACTGATGACCATAGTACATCTTCAGAACAGGAGACTTAATAAAGATACTTACAGCACTTGCAGAAGTTGCAGGATCAGTAACTGCTGCCTGAGGAAGTTTATAAACAAACTCAAGTGGACTAATAATTCTATCGACAGGGAAAGAACCATCGTATTCATCATATACAACTTCACCAATCTCTTGACTGGGATTACCGTCAACATAGAGCATATCACCTGCACGCAGATAGTTTCTAGTGCTAGTGATTACATAAACTTCATCACTATTTGCACGTGCTGTAACTTGCAGGATTTTAGTAAGATTTGTAATCAAAGTGATTTTCAATACACCAGTCAAACCAGTGATATTGATTGTGCTGTATGCAGCGTTATAAGAAACGTTGTTGCCATCCAAGGTGATAACAGAACCTACAATAAATGCAGAGGAACCGCTAACCTCATCAATACGAACAGAATAGTCATCATCGGTGTAAGGTTTAAACTTAGCAAAACTATCCAGGTTGCCAGTACCTACACTTGCAGTTCCATCTAGATTGAAATCATTCAAATCGATATCAAATGTACCAGGAGTAGTATTGACGATTTCAGCAAAACTAAACGAATCGATTTGATTGATATCGTTAGGAATAGGACCAACGATACCATAAGTAGATTGCTCATTGAACTGCTCTGTACTGAGTTCGCCAGTATTCAGATCATTTGACCAAGAGTTATTATTGACAGCAAGGTACACTTTATTAGTGTCATTATCAATCCTAGTGATATAACCGCTGTTGACAAAAGACGCACCATTTTTCAGTACCAGTTTTGATCCAACAGTAAATCTGAAGGACTGATTGATTGTAAGTTCTTGAACATTATCAATCTTAACGGTGTCCGTTACCTTGAAGTAATATCGGTCTTTAACAACTGCAGTAACCTTCAGTTTCTGAGAACCAGGAGAAGGAACGGTAGCAGTTCTAGAACTCCAAATATCCTTACTATAGGTGAGTGTAGCACCTGTAGTCTCAGTCATTGTGGTAGTTGCATCATCAAAGTCGAGAGATTGCAGACCAGCAGTACCAAGATCAAAACCAGTGCTACCCATAGTAAGAGAGACACCTGTTACGGGAGAAACTGCAGTTCTTACGAATCCAACTTGAGTTTCAGTTTGAACACCTTTATCACCAAGGCGAACAGCATCAGCATTCTTGTCAACCTTCAGACCCCAACCAACATAATCAATATAATCACGAACCTGAGAATAAGTGGTAAAGAATGCAGTATCAGTCCAGGAGAAGGCCAGTCCAAAGTCACCAGTTGAGGGAAGATTTTGTACATCCGAGGGAACAGTTGGAGTAACGGCACGATTTCTCAGTCTGAGATTATCAACATAGTATTGACCTTGCTCATTAGAACGGAAAGTGCCCAGAGTACCATCTCTACCAGCAATTTGACCAATACGCATTGGTTTGCTGATCAGTTGTGTATCGGCAACAGTAGCAGTAGCAACCGAAGTGCCGTTTACATACATTGTAAAGACATTACCTTCTTTCTTCAGTCCAATGAACTGCCAAGTGTTATCGGCAAACATTGTGGTGAGCGTAGACCGAGCAGGAGAAATCGCAGAGTTAACTGCTGTAGTGTTGTTGGTTACAGCCAACTCCAGATAACCAGAAACTCTGTCATAGTACATCCAGAGACCACCTGTGGTATCAGAAGCATCACCGATAGAAACCAGAGTCTGTTGTGTCTGACTATGAGTATCACTATTAGCAGCATCATGATACAACATGAACTCAAGAGTCCAGTTTGCACCCAACTTAGCACCTAATGTAGAAGAAGGTAACTCAATGTATGCATTCTCCCAGTTAGCAGGCGTTGCAATATCTCTTCCGAAGATCTTAGCGATGCCATCACCAACAATAGTAAGAGATTCTGTAGCATCATTGCCTACCAATGTAGGCGTGTAGTTTCCAATAGTATCCGTTGCATCGGTAGCAAACTCAAACAAGAACTCATTACGGTTCCACTGAGTTTGTCCAAAAACATAAACGTCACCAGACTTATCTACGGCGATACTATTTGCAGTAATACCTTCAATACGGTTTTTATTGAACTCATTAGTAGTGTGATTCTTGATCTTGCCATCATAACCAATTTTAACAGTATCAACTGTCTTCAGACCCGTTGTGTTATCTGTACGATTAAATGCAATGTTCAAATCGCCAAAAATATCAATAGCACTCTTACCAACGCAGTTGACATCTCTACCAGGTGCAACATAACGATAGTTCCACAAGAAGTTACCATCAGTATCAACTTTACCTACCCATACACTATCACGAGTGGTATTATCGGACTTTGCTCTGAGAGTAGAAGTAATGTAGAACTCTTTGAACTCATCCATTGCAAGACTGGTATTCAGGAAAGAATAACCCGTCTGACTATATTCCTTAATCCAAGAAACAGTGATTGCAGTAGTACCAACAACTGCCTTACCAAAGGATGCATTAATATTATTGGTGCTGATTGTATCAGCGGTTTCTAGTGAGAAGTACAGGTCTGTACCATCAACAACAATATCGGTGATCTTCTCAGAGTCGTTTGTAGATGCAAGTTTTCTCTTGATTGCAAAGTTACCAGAGGTATCAATCAGTGCAATGAATGCATCATAGGGATTTGCTGAGTTGGTGTTAGTGTATCCACCAATAACAAATCGGGTGTCAGAATACTTCGTTAGAGCGGTAACATTGTCGGATCTAGAAGAACCAGAGATACCCGAGTAAGATTT